CAAAGGAATTCAATAAAAAGTTTATGCATCCAACTCGTAGGAAGTTGGTGGATATGGTAATGCATGGTGCTGAATATGAAAAGGAATCATTTATTTCATTTTCTGGGGCAGATAAAGAAAAAATAAAAAGAGAAGCTGGTGAAAAGTGGATTGATGCGGATGGTAAAAATTGGGAGCAATTAGAAGCTGGTAAAATACAGACATCGGAATTGGGTGATACGATGGCTGATGTTAGGGCTTATTTGGATAAATTAAATACTTGTAAATCCAATAATTGTAAAACAATAAAAGTGAGTAGGGTTGATAAAAAAATGATATCTAAAACTGGATATTGTTTACATTGTCTTACTATAAAAGAATCTCAAATTAAATTAGATGGATTGTGGGAGGCATATGAAGATTACAAAATTTATTCTAATATGATTGCACATGGTAAGGATGTAATTGCTCAATTCCAACAAGCATACAATGATACAAAACAAACTTATGAAGTAGTTCAAGAAGATGGTAAAATTGAAACTTGGAGTATGGAAAGAAATGTTAATGAATTGAAAGCTGAAATACTGGTGGATATTATTAATTTTGAAAAAGAAATTGAACAAGTTACTAAATTAAGAAACGAAGCTTGGGAAAAACTAAAAGATAAAAATTACGATTTAGTAAGACCACTTAAAGATTAATATGAGTACTGGAATAATACAAAAAAAGTCTTTAAAAGAAATAATAGCAGAAGAATACAAAAAGTGTGCGGTAGACCCTATACATTTTATGAAAAAGTATTGTATGATTCAGCACCCTGTAAGAGGTAAGATACCATTTCAATTATTTCCATTTCAGGAAAAAACTTTAACTCAATTTAATGGTAATAGATTTAATGTAGTCCTAAAATCAAGACAAACTGGTATATCAACACTTTGTGCTGGTTTTGCACTTTGGAAAATGATATTCAATACTGATTTCAATGTGTTGGTAATCGCAACAAAGCAAGATGTAGCAAAGAACTTAGTAACTAAAGTAAGAGTGATGCATGAATTGCTTCCAAGCTGGCTTAAAGGTGGGTCTATGGAAGATAACAAGCTTTCCCTTCGTTTACAAAATGGCTCTCAAATTAAGGCCATTGCTAGTTCTCCTGATGCAGGACGTTCTGAAGCCTTATCACTTCTAATATTTGATGAAGCAGCTTTCATTGATGATATTGATGAAATATGGGTGGCAGCTCAATCTACACTTTCAACGGGTGGAGCTTGTATAGCACTATCTACTCCTAATGGTGTTGGTAATTGGTTTCATCAAACTTGGTTAGGTGCAGAAGAAAGTACAAATCCATTTAATACAATCAGATTACATTGGTCAGTACATCCTGAAAGAGACCAAAAATGGAGAGATGAGCAAGAAAAACTATTAGGTGCAAAAAAAGCAGCACAAGAGTGTGATTGCGATTTTGTATCTTCTGGTGAAACTGTAATTGAACCTGAATTATTAATGTTCTATAAAGAAACATATGTATTACCACCAATTGAGAAAGGTGGATTTGATGGAAATCTTTGGAAATGGGAGCATGCGGATTATTCTAAATCATATATGGTAGTTGCCGATGTGGCTAGAGGTGATGGAGCCGATTATTCCACTTGTCATGTAATTGATATCGTTAATTCAGTACAGGTTGCAGAATATAGGGGTAAAGTAGATACTAAAGATTTTGGAAACTTTTTAGTAGCTCTTTCAACAGAATATAATGATGCTTTACTTGTAATAGAGAACGCAAACATTGGTTGGGCAACAATTCAGCAAGTAATTGATAGAGGATATAAAAACTTATTCTATATGAGTAAGGATTTAAAGTATATTGATATAGAGCATCAAATGACAAATAGATATAGAGCCGAAGATAAGGGATTAGTAGCTGGATTTTCAACCACTGCTAAGACTAGACCTTTGATTGTATCCAAATTAACTGATTATTTTAGAGAAAAAGCAATTATAGTTCGTTCTTCTCGTTTAATAGATGAGTTATTTACATTTATTTATATGAATGGCAGAGCGGAAGCTATGAGAGGTTATAATGATGACTTGGTAATGGCATTTTCAATTGGATTGTGGGTTAGAGATACTGCACTTCGTTTAAGACAGCAAGGTATTGATTTAACAAAACAAGCTGTTAGTGGTATTACATCAAATATGAATCAAGGAATATATGGGGGTGGTAATAATAGAGATGATAACCCTTGGAAAATGAAAGTTGGTGATGGATTTGAAGATTTATCTCAATGGTTGTAGGGTTTTGATATTTTACGATATTTATGTTATATAATGTCAAAATGGAATTTTATAGAAATTAATAATAAATTATGGCAGAACAGGAATTAAATGATAGAAGTTTTTTTGGTAGGTTGAAGAAGTTATTCTCAACCAGCGCAATTGTAACCGTTGATAAAGATGGTAAGCGTAAGGTTGTAGATACAGAAGAAAGACAAATGAATACAAACTTTGTAAATCTTAGAGATAGATATACAAAGTTACAAAGGTCTTATTATGAGACTAATCAGGGTGCACAATCGATGGCATATCATCAAGTTCGTAGAGAATTATTCAGAGATTACGATGCTATGGATAATGACCCAATTATATCATCTGCATTAGATATATATTCAGATGAATCAACAACAAAGAATGAGTATGGTGATATATTAGCAATTAAATCATCAAACGAAAATGTAAGTGCAATATTACATAACTTATTTTATGATATAATAAACATAGAATTTAATTTGTGGCCTTGGGTTAGAAATCTTTGTAAATATGGGGATTTCTTTTTAGCATTGGAGATAGCAGAGGGTAAGGGTATTGTAAATGTAATACCATATTCAGTTTATAATACTGAAAGATTGGAAGGTACTGACCCTCAAAATCAAAACTACGTTAAATTTAAAGTTGAATTAGATAGATTTGGTAAAAAAGAATATGAGAACTATGAAATGGCGCATTTTCGTATGTTATCAGATACTAACTTTCTTCCATATGGAAAAGCTATGGTTGAGGGAGGCCGCAGAGTTTGGAAACAATTACAATTAATGGAAGATGCGATGTTAATTCATCGTATTATGAGAGCTCCTGAAAAGAGAATATTCAAAATTGATATTGGTAACATCAACCCTAATGAAGTTGATAACTATATGCAAAAGATTATTAACAAAATGAAAAAAACTCCATTTGTTGATAAAAATACTGGTGATTACAATTTAAAATACAATATTCAAAACCTTACGGAAGATTTCTTTTTACCTGTTAGAGGTGGTGATAGTGGCACATCAATTGATAACTTAGCTGGATTAGATTATGCAGCAGTTGAAGATATTGATTACCTAAAAGCTAAATTATTTGCAGCACTAAAAGTACCTAAAGCATTTTTAGGATATGAGGAAGATGTAAATGGTAAAGCAACTCTTGCAGCTCAAGATGTTCGTTTTGCTAGAACAATTGAAAGAATTCAAAGAACAGTTGTTAGTGAATTATATAAAATAGCAATTGTACATTTAGCAGCTCAAGGTATTGATGATTCTGAAATGACAAACTTTCAACTTACTTTAACTAACGCTTCTACAATATATGAGCAAGAGAAAGTAAATCTTTGGAGTGAAAAGACTAGATTAGCAACTGATATTAAGAGTATGAATATGTTATCTACTGATTGGGTTTATCATAATGTATTTGGTATGAGTGAAGATGAAATGGATATGGAAAGAGCTAAAATGGTATTAGACCTTAAAGATAGATTCAGATATAATTCAATAGAACAGCAAGGACAAGACCCTGCTAATCCACCTGAACAAACTAATGTTGAGGAGGAGATTGAAAAAATGAAACAGGAAATAAATGATAATGATAAAGGTGGTAGACCAAGAGAAGGAAATACTTATGGAAAAGATAAACATCCATTAGGTAGAGACCCATTAGGGAATAAAGAAAACGAAAAGGAGAGAAAGAGAGAAACTCGTACAAATGAATCAAATAAAAAATTAGCACAAGAATATATTAATGGGATTTCATCAAAAAAGAAGATTTTAAGTGAAAAAACAAAAAAAACTGACCTTTTAGATGAAAATAACCTGTTAGATGACACCAAATTTTAATAAACATTAAAAAGTTTATATTTATATGTGTTAGTTTATAGACGTAGGTTAAATATAGGGTAAATAAATGAAAAAAATAAAACATTCCAAAGTTAAGAATACTGGGGTGTTATTTGAGCTTTTAGTGAGACAAATAACATTAGAGGTACTTAATGGTGATAAGACTGAAAATGCAAAACATATAGTAAAAGAGTTCTTTGCTGCAGGCACTGAATTAAATAAAGAATTACGTCTTTATGATTTGCTATTAAAAGAGAAATACAATTCGGAATCAAAAGCCGAAATGTTTGTAGATACTGTATCTCAAGCTCATACAAAGTTAAATGAAGGTAAGCTTATAAAAGAAAAGTATAATCTTATTAAAAAAATTAATGAAAAGTTTGAATTAGAGGAATTTCTTTCTTCTCCTATAACTAACTATAAAGTATTAGCTTCAATATATAAAGTATTTGAATCTAAAAATTCTGAAAACTACGATATTAAAGATGT